TTCCTATATAATGTTGTTGTAATTCGTTACAAATCTTTGATGACTGTAACATCAAATGAATTTGGCCAACAAAACATGTTTGCCAATGAACCAACTATGTACATTGATAAAGGAGTACTAGATCAAATGGAAAACGGCGTATACGAAACTCATAACGAGAAAGCAGAAAAACTAAATGGTCGCCTAGCAATGCTAGGGTTTATTGCAGCAGTAGGTGCTTATGCACTTACGGGGCAGATTATTCCAGGTATTTGGTGATAAATTAATAATAATTTTTTAAAGGGGGGATTTTCAATCCCCCTTTTTTATGCTATAATGCCTACTGGACTTTATTATGATGGAGATGTCTGACAACGGTTTTTGGAAGTATAATGAGGATCTAACACTCAAGGTAGTAGAAGAGTATCTTGCGAGTACGTATAGTTCTCACTATACTTCGGATCAATCAAAAACTCAAACACTAGATTTGATTGAAAGTATTGGAGATGCTGAACCTTTTACACGATCCAATGCAATCAAATATCTTTCACGCTTTGGAAAGAAGAATGGCAAATCTAAAATGGATATACTGAAAGCAATCCATTATTGTATTCTTCTGTATCACTTTGCAGGGCTTCATAAAGAACCTACTCAACCTTATAATGAACGATGAAATTTTCTGAAAAAACAATTAAAATTCTTCAAAACTTTACTTCAATCAATCAGTCCCTATCCTTCAAAGAAGGCAGGAAACTTCGTACCATTTCTCCGATGCAAAATGTATTTGCAGAAGCGGAGATTGAAGAATACATTCCAAAAGATTTTGCAATCTACGATCTTCCTCAGTTTCTAAACACAATCGTTCTTTATAAAGATCCCGATATTGATGTGTCTAGCGAAGAGAATTATGCAAGTATTAAAGAAGGAAAAGCAAATCGTTCTAAGTATTTCTTTTCAGATCCTAGTGTAATTATTGCACCACCTGATCGTGAAATGAAACTTCCTTCTGAGGAAGTTTGTTTTGTTCTTCAAGAAGATCAACTTCAAACAATCTTGAAGTCTTCTTCTATTTTGGGACTTCCTGATCTTTCTGCAGTTGGTGAAGCTGGAGTAATTAAACTCGTTGTCAGTGATCGTAAAAACGATACATCTAATGAATATTCGATTGTTGTTGGAGAAACTGATGCAGAGTTTTCTTTCAACTTCAAAATTGAAAATATCAAACTTATTCGTGGCAGTTACGAAGTGGTAATTTCCCAAAAGAAACTTGCCAGGTTCTATAGCGAACGTTATAATCTTACTTACTTTATTGCACTTGAACCTGATTCAACATTTGAGGAATAGTACATGGAAGAATATTATGTAAATGATGAAGTTTATATTTTAGAAAAAAATTCTCCAAGATATTCTTTTGATTGGTATGGATTTAAGTATAAAACCACAGCGCATACTGACGGTGGAGTTAGACGTATTCATAAGGGATATCTAGAAGCAGTTAATAGGTTAGGTTTTAGTAATAAAACTTGGGAAAATGGACTTGACTGGTGTGCTGGAGACGGCGGACTTGGTTTAATGTTTTTAGGATCTGGAAAAGTTAATAATATTAGTTTTATTGAACCATATAAACTTGCTTTAGATAATTTATATTTTAATCTTGAAAATAACGGATTAGATTGTAAAGTATTTGAAATTGATAATATTGCAAGTTTAACTGGAAAATATGATGTAGTTTTTGCAAATGCACCATCATTTAAGTTTCCAACTTTGCGTAGGATGACTGATATGGAATGGTTAAGACGTAAAGACTATGATCCAATTACATTAGAAGAAGCATTAGAAGATTTTCACTCTAAAAAACCACACCGAGCTATTGATTTTGATTGGAATATTCATAAAGAATTTTTTAAAAATATTACTAACAATTTAAATCCTGGTGCTGATGTAATTTTATTTGAAAATGCAGATGATATTAATCCCCTATTTTGGGAATGGGGTGAAACAAAACTAAAATTGAAAAAATGGGTTGACAACAATCAAATTAAAGAGTTTACATATCCACAAGTAGCTTTACATTTTGTATATGAGTAAGTTTACTTTTGCAAATAGTTTGGAGGGTTTTGATAATCATATCTCTAATTCTATTAGAGGATATGATTGTCTTTGGGACGATATATTAAAACTATCTGAATATTTTGTTGAAGATCAAACTAATGTTGTAGATATTGGATGCTCTACAGGAAAGTTTATTAAACAAATGGCATTGCAAAATAATTTTTGTAAATGTAATTATATTGGGATAGAAAATGAAGAAGATTTTTATGAAGATCTTTTATCTTTGGAAGATCATAATATAGAATTTTTTCTTCATGATGTTAGAGAATTCTTATTTCAAAACTGTAGTTTTATTACTTCAATATTTACGTTACAATTTTTACCGATCAAAGATCGGTATCAACTATTTCAGTCTGTTTACAATGGGTTAAACTCTGGGGGCGCTTTTGTTTTTGCTGAAAAAATTTTTAGTAATAATCCAAGAGTGCAAGAAATGCTGACATTTCTTCATTATGAATACAAGAGAAAAAATTTTTCAACGGATCAAATTCTTGATAAGGAAAAAGAACTTAGACATTTATTGAAACCGAATACCGAGTTGGAAATTTCTCAAATGTGTGCTAAGATAGGTTTTGATATCACTCCATTTTGGAGAAACCACAATTTTGTGGGGTTTATTTGTATAAAATGATTATGGATCGTGATGACTTCCTTTGGGTAGAAAAATACAGACCTAGGAAAATTGATGATTGTATTCTTCCAGATGCAATCAAATCTACTTTGAAGGACTTTGTAAGTAAAGGAGAAATACCAAATCTTCTTCTTGCAGGTCCTCCTGGTATTGGTAAAACTACCGTGGCAAAAGCATTATGCCATGAACTAAAAGCAGACTGTTATGTAATAAATGGATCAGATGAAGGACGATTTTTGGACACGGTTAGAAACCAAGCAAAGAACTTTGCTTCGACCGTATCGCTTTCAGCAATGGACGCAAAGCACAAAGTCATCATTATTGATGAGGCTGATAACACAACCCACGACGTACAACTCCTCTTACGGGCAAATATTGAGGCATTTTATAACAACTGCCGATTTATCTTCACCTGCAATTACAAAAACAAAATCATTGAACCATTGCACTCAAGATGTGCAGTCGTCGATTTTACCATCAGTGGTAAACAAAAACCAGCAATTGCAGCACAATTCTTCAAGCGTCTCGGGACTATTCTTGAGACAGAAAATGTCAAACATGATCCAAAAGTTCTTGTTGAAATAATCAATCAACATTTTCCAGATTGGCGTCGTATTCTAAACGAGTGTCAGCGATACTCTGCTGGTGGAGAAATTGATAGTGGAATTCTAAGTCTTCTATCCAATGTCAATACCAAAGAACTTGTTGGGTATCTTTCTAAAAAAGAATTTCCCAATGTTCGCAAGTGGATCGTACAGAACTTAGACAACGATCCCAATACCATTCTTCGTAACATCTATGATTGTATCTACGATACACTTAAACCAAATTCTATTCCTGAAGCAGTTCTGATTATTGCTAAGTATCAATATCAAACTGCATTCGTTGCCGATCAGGAAATCAATCTTTTGGCAGCACTAACAGAAATTATGTGTAACTGTGAATTTAAATGACTATTGAACCTGGGTATATTATTCGTCCTTTTGGACCAGTAATTTATAAAAATAAAATATCAGAAACACTGCGACAAGTTATTCTTGAAGCAGCAAAAACTTCTGATGTGGAAAACAATCATCTTCTTGCTGGAAATATTGATCGAGAAGTTGCATTCAGTATGGATGTTGACACTGTTAATGAACTGCAAGAACATCTTGGTGACTGTCTAGTTCAAATGAGTAAGGTGGGTTTATATCAACCTCCTGAAGGACACGAATTGGATAATATTGAATTAGATCGTCCATGGGTTAATGTTCAGCGCAATGGTGAATGGAATCCTCCGCATATTCACGCTGGTGATTTTTCTTGCATTGTTTATGCTCAAGTTCCTCAGGAATTAAAGGATGAATGGAAACATCCAACCCAACGAGGAAGAAATCCAACTGCAGGAATGGTTGAATGGCAGTATGGTCAATGGGCACCTCATAATAAACATACTTTTGGACCAGTTCCACCAGAAGAAGGGGATATTTATCTATTTCCTGCATGGTTAATTCATTATGTGTATCCTTTTAATGCAAATGTAGAACGTATTAGTTTTTCTACAAACTTCTTTTTACATTATGGACCAAAAAAAGACAACACCTGAAAGTGTATCGGAAGCAAATGAAGCATTGTTTCGTGCTACAATGAACCTTCCTGCTGCTGCTGCTCATTGTGGCATGACGCAGAAAGAAATGAAAATGACTTTTCGTGAATTTTTAAAGTATCATCAACCTGATTATGGCAAGTCTGAAGACACCTCTTCGTTATCCTGGCGGGAAATCGAGGGCGACAAATAAAATTGGTCAGTTTTTCCCAGATCTTTCCAAGTATCAAGAGTATAGAGAACCTTTTCTTGGTGGAGGATCTGTTGCACTTTATGTAACCCAACAATATCCAAATCTCAATATCTGGGTAAATGATCTTTATGAACCACTCATTAATTTTTGGAAACAGTTAAGAGATAACGGTGATGAAATTAAGAAATATCTCACAAATCTCAAACAAAGGCACAATGATCCAGATCGAGCCAAAGTACTCTTTTTGGAAAGTAAAGAATATCTCAGTTCAAATTCTAAAAAGACTAATGATCTTCAACGTGCAATTAGTTTTTATATTGTTAATAAGTGTTCTTTTTCTGGGCTTACAGAAAGTTCCTCATTCTCCCCACAAGCATCAGAAAATAATTTTTCTATGCGGGGTATCGAAAAATTGTTGGAGTATTCTAAACTTATAAAAAGTTGGACAATTACTAACTATTCATATAAGGAAGTGATTGATTTCTGGAGTGGAGAAGGTGCTTTTGTATATCTTGATCCCCCTTATGATATTAAGGATAATCTCTATGGAAACAAGGGATCAATGCATAAAGGATTTAATCACGATCAGTTTGCTATTGATTGCGATAATAGTTCACTTCATATGATGGTTAGTTATAATTCATCACAGTTAGTAAAAGATAGGTTCTCCAAATGGTCTGCAGTTGAGTATGAACATACATATACTATGCGATCGACTGCTGAATATACTAAAAATCAAAAAGATCGAAAAGAACTTCTTCTTTTAAATTACTCTGATGGGAAAGCACTATCTACTTAATCTTTATGGATGTCCATTTGATTTATTAGACAATCTATTATTTCTGCAGGATCTTTTAGAAATTGCTGCCGAAAGTAGTGGTGCAACAATTATTCAAACCATCTCAAAAAAATTTGAACCACAAGGAGTAACTGTAGTTTCTTTATTGTCTGAAAGTCATATTAGCATTCACACTTGGCCAGAAGAAGGTAAAGCAGCATGTGATATCTACACATGTGGAAGTTCACATCCTAAGATAGGATGTGATATAATTATACATCAACTCAAATCT